TATATCCTGTAGACCCAAAATGTTTGCTGGCTAAAATGATAGATTCAAGACCATTATTGTTGACGATAGTACCCATGAAGTCATGGACTTCCTTATCTTTATTCGCAAATGTTTTGTTCTTGATAGTTTCCCATATAGAATTCAATGAAGGTGCAGCACCTTTGTCTGATTTAGCAGAAACTTTTAGTTTGATACCATTTGGATAGCCAACATAATAGTCTACCAATGGTTCGTTAGATTTTGCTGGGAATTCAATGAAAGATAACTTAGGGTCATAGTTGTTAACGAACCACCATGCGCCAGCCAATTCTCCGAAGTCCTTAGAAACAATCTTAACGTCGGGTTCTGTCAATCCACGAACTATCGGACTAAGCTGAGCAGAATCCTTTTTAATACTTTTCTCAAGGAATTCGTACATGAAGTCTTTGACTGGAAGGGGAACTGTGTTGCATGCTTTGATAGACTCATTAACGATTCTAACATAATCTCGTTTCTGAATCACCTTACCTGCTAACTTGAGACCATCTGGTGTTAATGCTTTGTTTGGAATAGTTTTAACATTACCTACGTTGCTTGCTGTCTTTATTCCAGGTTTCTGTAAATCATCGATCTTAACACGACAAGAGTAATCTTTCTTCTCATGCGTAAATTTGATTAAAGTCTTAGCGTCGTATGCATTGACGGCTACAACAGTTACAGATAGACCAGCTGGTACGATACCCAGCTTAACTGAAGGAGTCTTAGGATCCCACGCAATCGTTTCTTTTTTAACACTGGTAGGGATGTCTCCCTTACCCATGTAGTATTTTTCCCAAGCAGCTTTACCTGTAGTTGCCATACACTTCCCAAATAGTAATTATAACAAATTATTTAGGTTAAGTGTTTGGAATACTTTCTATCCCATTTACCTACTTGTTGGATGATCTTTTGTGGGGAGATGTTGTTTCTAAAGTCGTAGTTGAATGTCTTTAGAAAATAATGTAGAGTGGTTGAATCACGTTTCTTTTTACAGCGATTCAGTAAGGTTTGAACTGGCACATTAGGCTTCTTCATCTTGAAGTCTAATAATACACAGTGTGCGTATGCCTGAATCTCATCAAACTCTGAAAGATATCTACGCTCTGCGTCTTTAAGAGAGTGTCCAATTCTTTTATAAGGGACTACATAATTACTTGATTCGTCATAGCGACGATCATACTGCATGAAGTGGATTAGCTCATGCATTAAAGTTTGTATCACACGATACTTAAATTTATCCCATGTTTTGGTAGTGAACGAATACCTATCAAAATTCATATTGTAAATTTGGATAGTGCACTGGCGTTCTTCTGGATCATATTCTCCACCAACAGCAACATACTTGTTCCAAGAAGGTTTTGGTGGTTCTCTAAACTCTATCTTAGTTCGCCACTTTCTAAAATAATTTGAGAGACCAGCCGAGTCATTTTCATACTCGTCTAGGTCTCTCCACACTTTTGAAGGGATGAGTTTAGCTCTAAATGGACGCTCATAAAAGTTAAGCATTTCCATCCAGTCGAAGTTAGCTTTTTCTAGGAAATTCATGTGTTCCTAGAAAGTCTAGCCTTAACCCAACTGCTTCTCTAAGAAGGCTAGTACTTTCCCCTGTTCCTCTAAGTTAGTATTGTTAAACTCAGTAATATAGGGCATCAATTCAAAATTTGATAGTAAGTTACTATATTTAGTCTCTCGTCCTCTTAGAAATTGCTCGGACTGGTCGGAGCCTCGATCCTTGTAGCGCTGTTCTAGGAGATCCTTCGGAGCCTTCAAATAGACCACCTGTAGTTCGGTGTTCGGTAGACCCATACAGAACTCCAAGAAAGACTGGTTGAATACTCGGTCTCCTTCGAAAAGAATGTTACAGTTGTTAGAAGCGATCCATTCTTGGAGTGGAGGCTGAACTGCCATCGAAAGACGATCTGTTCCAGCGAAAGTTTCACCCTCTTCATACTTACCCAAGATGTATAGATCTCGGTCTACATTGTAGGAAGCTGAAACCAGCTTGGCTGGTTCTCCTACGATCCATTGCTTATCTTCCATGTACTTACGGAATAGGGTAGTCTTGCCAGTTCCAGGTTGACCACCAACAGCAATAATCTTTCGAGTCTTCACTGTGTTCTTGATCAACTGCACGTTGATCTGGTCTTGAACACCAAACTTTTCAGTAAACATAATTATCCTTCGTGCTTAGTTTTAACATAATCATAAAATGGGGTGCAGTCTTTTGCGATACCTGACCAAAGTTTCTTATTAATATCCATACCTTTATAGTTCGCATTAGACAATCGTAAAGATGGATCCTGTGTTACATATAAGTCACTCATTATCTTATCATAAGGAGTCACTGGTGAATATCCAAGACCTGCTGCAATATAAACAATACCACCTGTTCCAAATGTCCAGAAACGATTAGAATGACGCTCACGAATTATGTTGTATAAGTTCCCTCCTTTTTCTACTTTGATGGCTCTTTCACGTGCATCTTTCCAATACTTGGTATCTGTTCTCGTGTTAATCATATAATGCATAGCAACAAATTCAGCAAATGCATTAAACTGGTCTCTTGCTACCATATTGAAACCAACTCTATCAACTTCTCCAATTTCTTCTCTATGTAGTGTAACTATAAGTTTATGTAAAAACTCATGGACAGTGAACAACCCATTACTTTCTAGTGGTTCGATAAAGCCAGCAGACAATCCAATAGCAACCACATTCTTACAGAAAATTTCCTCGTGTAGACCAACACGCATTTTAATCTTCTTAAACTCTAATTTATCAATAGTTTCTTTAGTAGCTGTGGCTGGGATACCACCAACAGTTCTATCATTTAGAAGATACTGTTTGAATTCTTCCAGAGCATCTTCATCGCTAATATATTTGCTACTGTAGACATAGCCTGTTCCTGTTCTACTCCAAAGTGGAATATTCCAAACCCATCCATGTCCCAAAGCTGTGCAGTTAGTGGCAGCTTCTAACTCTACCTTTTTGTTGGAATATGGTAGGCGACAAGCCCATGCACTGTCATTGGGTAACATTTCAGAGTAACTATTGAACGGCACATTTAATGTTCTACCAAGCAACAAACTTTTCCAACCTGTACAATCAACATATAGGTCAGCTTTAATAATTTCACCAGTAGTTAACTCAACATAATCTACACCAGCATCATTCGTTATAACATTCTCATTGATGGTTCCAACAATATGATTAACACCTCGAGGTTTACAATATTTCTCTCTCAACCAGATACCAAATTTAGCTGCATCAAAATGATATGCTACATCGCTATCGTAGTTCCAAGATGGCATCTTATTTTTTGTATCAATAGTTCCTGCGTCACATAGGTGAACTGCAGGGTTAAAAGATGCAGCGAAATCTGTTGCTGGGATTGATGGATCTTCCATCTTTCTGACATACCAATCAAAGATACCGAAATGAGAATTCTTTTCGTATGGGACTCCAAATGGATAATGGAAATGTCCGCTACCTTTACCAGCCCAGTCAGTAAATTTAATACTCATCTTAAAGCTGGCATCTGTATCACGAACAAAGTCTTCTTCTTTAAGTCCGATACTTTTCATCCAACCATTAATTTGCCCCAGTGTAGATTCTCCAACACCAACAGTCGGTACATCTGCGCTTTCGATAACAGTAATCTTTTTGTTCGGAAATGCAGAACAAAGAGATGCTGCTGTCATCCATCCTGCAGTACCACCACCTACAATAACAATATTATCTGTTCTCATTTTTAGCTTCTTGTAAAATTTGTATCAACTCTTCTTTAGTAAACACCCAAACACGACCACGGAAACAGGTAACATCTGCATCCACATCTTTCTTCTTAGTGAATGACATTTTCTTAACAATGTCACGTGCTGCATTCTTAGTTAGGTTTTCTTTAATATGCTCAGCATAGTCAGGAGAGGTTTCTTGAATCTTTAACATCTCATGTTCAGTAACCTTATGTTCTACCACGATTTGATTCAGCATGTACTTATCAAGAATATCTTCTGGATCAATACTTGGAGCCGTAATAGTATTGGCACTAACAGTAACACCATTCGCAAAAGTATTGGCAGCACCAATACCTGTAAGAGTTGTCAATCCCTGTCCAGTAAAAACTTTAAGATCATCATCTTGCATAACAACATCACCTACTCTCATACAAAAGCCTCCAATCCTACCATTGCTGGTTCTTCATCATCAAACATCCATTCAAGATTCTCTAACTGTCCTGTTCGAATAAAGTTAGGGAATCTTTCCTTATCAATACCTTGTTTTTGGTCTAATCTTATATCAATCGTTTCGTTTCTTGCTTGCCATAAAACATCCCAATCAATACCATACCATCCATCTTTCTCAGCCATTTGAATTTCTTCTGCCTGACGATCAAGATAGTATCCAAGATAACGCCCATGCTTCTCACGGAAAATCTTCTTGAATGAACATAAGCAGGTTTCCATAGTGAAGAAGTCTACCTGTCCAGCCAGTGCTGGAAATCTATGTCGTACTTCTTCGAGAATGTCTCGGCTGTGCGCCTCAAGTCTTGAATACTCCAATGAAGTGAGTTTTCGATCCACGTCGTGCTCTTGTGCAAGGGCATAAAGAAGTCCATTACGATGAGAGCGAGAGCCATCATAATCGTCCAACATAAGACTAGTGGGCTCAATAACAATATTAGCAGTGTGCTTAAGATGCTGCATATAGAACCAAGTGCTATAACGCCCGAATTTATGAAGGCTATTCTTAAGTACTCCCCACAGGTTTGTAAAGTTTTCTTCAGCTGTGTTTCCATAATATGATTCCAATACCTCACGTTGAGTTCTGTCGCCAATAAACTGTTGATAAGAAGCAAACATTGATGGAAGATGACCTTTGTTCCACTTAGTGTCTGTTTGATAACGCAGTCGTTTGTAGTTAGTAGTATTCCACTGAGTGATACGATCTACAGTTGCCAATTCAAAGTCTGGGAATTCGTTCTTCAATACCCATGCAGTAGGTAACTGATAAGTGTTACCATACAACCATGCGAACCAAATGCGTTCTTCATCATTGTGTGCGTAACGATCGTGAAGATAGTTCGTACACCAAACAGCTGGGTCACAATCATCATACTTTAACGACCATGCGTACCAACGAATGAACGCTTCACGTCGGTTTTCTTGTAAACGATAATCCATTATAAAAATTCTTCCAGTGATGGTTGATCCATCAATGATTCTCGAAGCCATGCTTTACCGACTGCATCGATGGCATCTTGAGTCTTTTGTTTCTTCTTATCGCCCCACTTGTAGGATTCCAACCCTTCTTTTCTAAACTGCTCTCTAGCTTTGTGTGGTGGTAGTGCTTGTAGAGGGTAGACGATGGCATTGTTCCTGTATGCTATTTGTTCCACTCTCGTAGGAAATAATGGTTGGTCGGATCTGAGAGAGCCAGTTGGATCGACTGCCCAGAAGATGAGACCATTTTTATTGTGCCATGTAACGGAAGATGGAGTGCATGAGATTTTGAGTCGTTGAGTCTTTCGTTCTTCGACTGCGTATTTGATCCATGTGTCCCAGCATTTGGAAGCATATCCTTTACCTTCATGACCTTGGATTGTAACGATTTCATAGAGGTTGGCATATCCATCTCGATTAAATGTAGCAAAAATTAAACAGACAACCTCACCATTGACTTCGTAAGCCATGGGTGGGCACTTCTCGTAATTCTTAAAACGATACCACAATGAATGAGCAGCCGATAAGAACTTGGTGTTCTTACCAGCTGGACTGTTTTTAATAATGTCTTCGACTTTAGTTGAATTAACGAATAGCATGTTGGTAATCCACTGCATTGATGATATCAACTCTCTCAATCACCATAGACAGATACTGATCAAATGTAATATAATGGTTCATCATAACTTCAATAGCCTGACCGATACCAGCACGTTGCGCAATATCGGCAGTAGAAGTAATTATACTCCCATTCGGAACATTTGTCAAGTATAATGGACGTTTGCCATTGCGATAGAAACGCAACTTTCGTTCTTTGTGAAGTTCTACAACACCCATCGACATATGAGAAAACTCACGCAATGGATCTTTAGAATGTAAAACCAATTCACTGTCATTCTTTGTAATGCAATCGTAACCATACAACTCCTTCCAGTTCTCTGGAAGTTCTTGCGTAATTACGCCATTGTGTACGATGGACTTACCAGCGGAGAACATTGGTTGATTAAATTCTAGATCGCTAGTTGAATAACGACAGTGTCCAATCATATAAAGGTTTCCATCGTCTGCAACCATATCTCTAAGGTTGTCATCGTGTAGATGTTTCTCTACAAATTGATCCGCTGGGATTGGTTCTTTGATAGTTTCAATCCCAGTTGACCATCTAGGTAGGAATGAAATGCCAGTCGCATGCATTCCTCTAATCTTAGATTCCACAAATACATTACGAAGTAAAGCAAAGTCCTGCTTAG